CGGAGTTGCCGCCGTCCATGTTCGCGCCCTACCACATGGTCGACGCCGGGGTATCGGCTCCTCCGGTCCGCACGCCGGCCGAAGCGTGACGAGGGCCGCCGACCGTATGGGCCGCACGGCGACGATCGCGCGCGTCGTGGGCGCCTGCCGGGCGCTCGCGGACCTCGACGGCTGGCCGTTCGTGGGCGAGCAGATCGAGGCGGCAAGGGCGGCGCTTGCGGGAGCCGACGGGATCAGCGACGCCGAGATCGAGCGGCTCTGCGACATCGCCGAGCGGTGGTCGAGTCTCGACGCGCGGCTCCGGCGGTTCTACGGCGGGCACCTCCGGGCCGGCTGCGCGCCCGGTTGCCTCGGCCCGGAGGCGTCGATCGACCTCGCCGCCCGGCGCATCCTGCTCCGCGACCCCGCGCCCCTGCCGGGCTGGCGGTACGGCGTCCTGCGCTCGCTCTGGCTCGACACGTTCGGCGTCGAGCCCGCGATCGAACTCGTCCCGATTCAATCGAGGCCCCGATGATCCACCTACCCGTGCTCGACCACTACCGCGCCGTCAACCAGCCCGACGCGCCGTTCGTCCCTCGCCGCCCGGCGTCCTACGGGGTTGGGATCGACGACGTCCTCGTGACGGCTACGGCGTGGCGGGTCGACCCGCGAGGCGCGCTCGGCGAGTTGTACCGATCCGCGTTCGATGGGCGGTGCGAGCAAGCCTACGTCTCGATCACGCGGCCTGATTCGGTGAAGGGTTGGCACCTCCACTGCCTACCCGGCGGGCGGTGCGGGCAGGTCCACGCGCAGACCGACCGCTTCGTCCTGCTTCGCGGGCGTATCCGGCTCGGCCTCGTCGACCTGCGCGGCTACGACGGGCACGGCTCGGCGGCGAGCGGGAACGTCTGCCACCCATCGCGGTACTCGTCGGTGGCCGGCCTCCCGTCCGCCGAGATCGAACTCGACAGCGCGCTCGGGTGCCTCCGGGTCGACATCCCGCCCGGCGTCGCCCACGGCTGGATCGCACTCGGCAACGAGGACGCGCACGTCCTGAACCTCGTCTCGCGCGCCTACGACGGCACGCAGGAGCGCCGCTGCGACCCGCACGGGCCGGTCGCGCCCGGCTTGCCCGCGTGGGAGTGGCGCGCCCGTCGGGACGGTTGAAAAAAGCGAAAGAAAAACGCCTCGCGGGGTAGGCGTTATAACCGGGTATCGGTTACGGTACGGATACGCCCGCCGAGGCGCTAACCGACCGGAGATCAAAATGGACAACAAGACGACCGCCCGCCCCTCGAACCGCTCCCCGCTCACCGACGACCAGACGGCCGCCGCGTGGGCGTTCATCATCGATCACTACGCCGCGATCTCGAAACGCGCGTGGCGGCTCGCTGCCGCCGACAAGCGGTTGGATGGCGACGAGCTTCTCGCCGAGGCGGTCGTGTTCATCGTCCGGAACCACCGCTCGTTCGACGCGAGCCTGTCCCCGGCCGAACACTGGATTTACCTGCTCGTCCGCCGGGCGCGGCAGGACATGCTCGAAAAGCTGAACCGCCGCCGCGAGCGCGAGGTGCCGCTCGCCGCGTTCTCCAATCCGGAGATCGGAGCCATCGCCGAGTCGGACGCGCCGGTGCTGACCGACTCCGGCAGCGAGGCGCGGGCGACCGTGGCCCGCTCTCGGATCGCGCAGGCGCTCCGCGGCGCCGGCTTCGAGGCGCGCGCGTGCGCGCAGTCGATCCTCGACGAGCACTCCGACTCCGAGGCCCGCGACTTCCTCGGCCCCTCCCTTGCCGCCCGCCGCTCGCGCACCCTGCGCCAGTTGGCCGGGTAGCCAACCGCCACGAAAGGAAACACCGATGTCTCGAACCCAACTGAACCGAAGCCTCAACCTCTGCCCCGCGTTCGCCACCCTGCGGCGTCGTTGGATCGCGTCTGGACCTGACCGCACGAACCGCGACTTCGCCGAAATGCTGACCGCCCGGCTCGGCCGGACCGTCACGGCGCAGTCGTGCTCCGTGTGGGCGACCGGCTCGGACGCGAGCCACGCCTCGCCGCCGTGGGACGTCGTCGCCGCGCTCCTTCGGGAACTCGGGCTCGCGATCAAGTTCGACGCCGCCGGCGGCGCGGCCCTGCTGCCGGGGAACCCCGCGTGAGCGACCGGCGCTCGGTGACCGACGAACTCGCGACCTTGCTGAACACGAGCGTCGACAGCTTGCGCTACTCGACGTCGTCGGGTCTACCGGTGCCGCCCGAGTTCTTCGGGCAACCCGGCGCCAACGGGCGCGTCCCGACCGGCGCCCAGTGGACCTGCGAGTCCGAGGACCTTCGACGGCGCACGGCGGTCGAGGCCGCAAGGAAGGCGATCGCGAAGCCGACGCGCGGCGCGGTCCTCGAAACGGCGTTGCACGGGATCGCCAAGCGGGCTGCGGGCCGGGACGACCCGGCGGTCCGCCTTGCGGCGATCGAAGCCCTCGTCGGGGAAGCCCTACGCGTGTTCTCAGGCGAGGATCGAACCCCGGACGACCCGGAGGACGCCCGCGAGTCCCTCGACTGGCGGCGGGCCTGCGACGACGCGTATACGGACGGGATCACGGCGCGGAAGTGCGGGCTCGGCCCGGTCGACCACGGGCTCGCGCTCGACACGGAGCGGTCGCGTGCGCTCGCGCAGGCGTTCATGCTCGGCTGGTCGGTTGCCGACGAGGCGGCCGCGTTCGAGGATGTTGCCGAGGCGGCGAGGCTCGTCCTGCGCTTCGGCGACGCACCCTCACGAGACGCTCTCCGAGCGGCGCTCGCCGCGCTTCCACAACCCGAACCGACGAAGGACCGAACATGACCATCCTCCTCCTTTCCCTCTCCATCTCAACCGCCCACGCAGGCAAGCTCGCTGCAGGCTGGCGCGGTCGCCCGTTCGGTCCGTCCGACACGATCGCCACGGCGCCGGGCGATTCGTGCGCGCCGAGCCCGGAGGCCGGCGTCCGGTGGCGCTGCTCGGAGCTTGTCGGCGGCGCGCCGGTGATCGTGTCGTACATGGTCGAGGAGGACACGTTCGCGTCGGTCTTGATCTCGTGCGACGGCTTCTCGGCCTGCTCGGTCGTCGTCGAGACGCTCGGAGCGGCGTGGGGCCGCCCGTTCTCGACGGAGAGCTACGGGATGCTGCCGGACCGCTTCTGGCAAGACGGGGGCAGCATAGGCTCGTGGTCGTACAACGAGTTCTCGAAAGAGGGATACGCCGTTGCGGCCGACACCGGCCTGCTCGGAAAGGTGAAGGCGGCGAAGGCGGCGAGGGCGCGATCGGCGGCCGACGACCTGTAGCCGCCCGTTACCCCTACGCCAGTCCGGCAGTTGAGCCGGACTCCGGCCGCCCGACTCGGTGCAGGGAAGGGCTCCCCGGCAACTACTCAGGAGTCTCAATGGCAACGGCTGCCCGCCAGTCGCCCTAATGCCCACCCTCCCCGATGCCGATACCCCTCCCATGCGCTACCTTGGCCAGCCCGTCACCCTCGCCGATGCCGACCACACCGCCGCGGGGCAGGTGCTCCTCGTCGTGCTGCCGTGCGGGCTCGCGATGTGGGTGCCGGCGGGGGAGGTCACCGCCCCCCCGCCACCCTCGCGGCCCGGCGCTCTTTCGCCCACCGCGCCTGCGCCGCGTTGACGATGCCGCCCGCCATCGGCCGAAGGAACTGATCGCTAAGCGCCTCGGCGAAACCGCCCACCACGGGCAGAAGCTCGAACGCCAGTAGCCGGTCAAGCTCCGGTACGAGGAGGTCGATCGCCTGCTCGCGGTTGATCGCCTTGCGCCGCAGGGCCTCGATGGTGTCGGGGATGGTCACTTGGTCACCGTGGAGGCGATGCGGTGGGGAGGCTTGCCGGGCAGCGTGAGCCGCGGCCATCGCCACGACATCGGCCCCTGCTCCTCCGTGTAGAGCGAGAACGGTGGCTCGCCGAGCCCAGTGGCCCGCTCCTCGCGAAGCTCGCGCTTGCGGCGGTTCACGCCAGCACCTTGGCCCACGCCGAGGGAGTGACTCTCGCCCACCCGCGACCCTCGCGGAGCACTCCACCGCGACCGCGGATTGCCGCCTCTGTCGCCGGCCCCCACAGGCCATCCGGCACCGCCCCCACCGCGAGCTGGAGGAGGCGCACACGCTGGGCTTCGGCCGCCTGCACATGGGGGGCGTCAACGAGCCCCCTCCAGTCGCCGCCCCACTCCAGGCCGTGGGCCTTCGCGGCGGCTCCCCACCGCTGCCATGCACCATCGGCCGCGCTCGTGACGTACTTGCCGTCGCGGAGCACCGCCACGTCAGCGGCGAGGGCGGGGGCGAACTGGTGGAGGCTGTAGCGGTCCACACCATCGGCTCGCGACTTGCCACGGAGGTAGTAGCCCTGCTGGGTGGCAAGCGAGCGCACCGACTCCACGATCCGAATCGTATCGCCCTCGGCTGCGCTCGCTCGCCAGTCGGCCACCGCGGCCTCGACCCGCTCGCGAAGCCATGGGTGCATCTGGTCGAGGTGCTCGGTGTCGGTCATCCGACGAGTGTAGCACGGCGCCTTTCCACCGAGGTAGCCTCCAGCATGGCCACGCCCCCCCACCGCATCGAGGCGCCCGCGTGGCTGACGATCGCGGGCGAAGCGTGGGCACCGCTCCTCCGGCCGTCGCTCCTGTTGGTCGTGGGCGCTATCCTCGCCGCCGTCGTCCGCGACTACCTGTCTGACCGGCGACGCGAGCGCGAGCGCGAGGCCAAGGAGGCCGCTCGCCGACAGGATGTCGAGGCCGCGAACGCTGCGAGCCTCGCCGCGCTCGATGAGGCCGTGGCCGCCGTCGAGGCCCGACGCCACCGGGCGCCGAAGGTGCGCCAGCGACCTACCCGCGAGCCTCGGCGGAAGGGCGGCGGATAGCCGGCGACGCGGGCTTCGGGGATGGTGCCGGGGCACCGGGGGAGGAGCACCGGAGCCACACCGCCTCTGCCTTCGCGCGGGCGGCCTCGATCAAAGCCATCTCGGTCGCGTGGTCGGTCGTCATTCGGGCGACTCCTCGCCGGGCATCGTCGGCACCAGCGTATCCGCAGCGTGGGAGGCGTCACGGAATGCGGCGCTCGCATCCTGCCCTTTCGATTGGCCGTAAAGGTGCAGCACCACGCCACCCTGTACCACAATCGCGGCAATCAGCATGTAGACCAGGGCGTAGGGCGCGCCCGGTTTCGCGTTGGCGAGCGCGTCAACTCGTCGCACAAGCTCGCCCATGGTCGCCGTGCTCGTGCTGTGGTGGGCGGCGATCTGAGCGACCACCGTTTCCCCGCGGGCCTGCCCTTCCTGCCGCTGAGCCTCGCGAGCGCCCGCGCCGGCCGCCATCGCGCTCGCGAGGTCGCGCACCGCGTCGGCAATCTCGCGGAGGTCGTCTCTGGTCGCTGGCTCGGCCATAGGGGCAGCCTATCGTTTTTTGCGCTTCCCGTCTACCCCGCTGCGCCGCTGGCCCGCCACGAGGCTACCCAATCCACGGCCGATGCCTCCACAGCGGCTGCGTCCTGCGTCGTCATCGGCACCGCCAGCACCGTGGCGACCGACACCGCCCGGTCCTCGACCGTGATCCAACCGTTGGCCTGCACCGTCGCCGCGTGCCCGCCTACGTTGAGCGAGATCGTGCCGTTGCGCGCGACGTAGGCCGCGAGCCAAGCCGCGTCCGAGGCTGAGTAGCTGGGTTTGATCGTCTGGTTGGCCATGGCAGATCCTACAGAATGAAGGTGAGGGTGAGTCCAGCGGCGCCAGCGGAGCCAGCGGAGCCGCCGCCGGCACCGCTCCCCGCCGTGCCGCCGTTCGCGCGCACCGTCCACGATGGCGTTGGCGAGCTGGTAACGAGGATCGCAGCGCCGCCGCCTCCGCCGCCACCACCGCCGCCTGTGTGGCCACCCGCCGCCGTGGAGTTTCCGCCCACGCCACCGTTGGCCTCGATGTAGCCGGTGCCGGCAACCAGCCGCGCGAACACCACCGCGGCACGCGCACCGCCACCGCCACCGCCACCGCCGCCAGAGCCCCCGCCGGTCGTAAGCCCACCGCCACCGCCACCGGAGCCGGCGTGTGCGCCGACGAATGACGCGCTGTCGAGGTATCGGCACTTGCGAAACACCCAATCCAGGGACTGCGACCCGCCACGACTGGCGACCGGAGCGATCACAGATCCGCCATTCCCGCCCGCGTTGGCACCCGCCGCGCCACCGTTGCCACCAGCGCCACACGGCGACGGGTTGACGGTGCCGCCGTTGCCGCCGGCCCCCGATGTCGTTTGCCGCCCTGTACCGCCGCCCGTCGAAACGAAGTGAAAGGGTGCCGCAGCGGTCTGTTGGCCGCCCGCCGTTACCCCGCTCGCTGGCAGGCCGTTGGCCGAAACGAACGAGGTAGCATCGGCCCCGCTCAGCGTGCCGTTGACGTAGAGGCCATATGATTCGAGCGCGAGACGCACGCCGCTCCCCACCGTCACGTCGGTCGCGAAGACCTCGCGCGTAAAGGTGTAGACGCCGCCGCTTGGCGCCATGCCCAACACCGTGGCGGCGCCATCGAAGTTCAGCGAGCCGTCGCTGCCATCGCCGTAGAAGCCGAGCAGGTCGGCCCATGCCGGGTTTGCGCCGCTACCGCCCGTGCGGAGTCGCTGCCCCGCGGTGCCAGCGGCGAGGGCTACCCACGCCGAGGCGTTGCGGTACAGGACCGCGCCCTGCGTGGAACTCAACGCCTCCATCGCCGCCGCCAGGGTGGTGTCAGTCGGATTGCCCGAGCCATCGAACGAGGCGAGCCTCGAAGGCGTGCCGGTATGCCCGCTCACCGACCAGCCGAGCGAGGAGATCGAAGGGTGAGACGGCGTCGCCCACGACGGCGTCAGGCCGGCAGAGCCGAGGAACTGACCGACTGACCCGACGCCGAGGGTCGCAGCCGCGCCGGAGGCGGCGAACCACGGGATCGAGTACGCCGCGTCAGTGTGGCCGGAGCCGACCCAACGCAGGCCGGCAAGCGAGGAGTGCGTGCTCGCGCCGCCACCTCCGCCGCCCGCTGGCACGGACCACCCACCGCCCGCGTCGAGGAACTTCCCGGCCGGAGACGTTGGCGCCACCGGAACGAGCCCGCCGAGCCCTTGGCCGAGGATCGCTCGGACGCGGCGAATGAGCGGATCGGGCGGCATAGCCGCAGTCTACCCGCTTGCACTCAGGCCGGCACAACCCACGCGATCGAATAGAGCCACCCCTCGTCGCAGGAGCCGCGCCAGAACGACGATCCGGGCTCGACACGACGTAGGGTGATCGGTTCACAACGAGAGCCGTCGGCCGGACACGCGTCCCCCGAGACGATCGCAACGTCAGACCCGACGTCGACCTCGACGTCGAACCCGGACGGGCAAACGCCCTCGGCGACACCGAACACGACGCCCGCAGCGCGTCGATCGCCTCCGGTCGATTCGTCGACGGCGCAGGCGGCGAGGATGGCGAGGACGAGGTTCACGAGGTCGAGGTAACGTCCGTCACTGGCCTCCGCCCCCGCCACCGGAAGAACCGCCGCCGCCGACGGTCGAGCCGGAAAGGTTCGCCCACCAGACGCGGAAGCCGAGCGTGCTCACGCCGCGACGGAGCGACCGAGTCGTGATCGTGCCGACTACGCCGTCCCACCCGAGCGACGGGACGTAGAGCGCGACGTTCGTCCCCGGCCGCAGACGGAGGGCGAGCAGCGTCGTCACGTCGAACTCGACGTAATAGTTCGGGAGCGCCTCGTGGAACACGCGCCAGTCGACGACCATCTCGCAGTCGGCCTGCCGCGTGAGGAGGTCGCCGTCGGTCACGTCGGCGTCGCGCGTGTTGATCACGGCCGCCGAGCGCGAGCAGAGGATCGAGTTCGTCGCGTCCCTCGTCGCAACGAGCGTGTAGGTCTGCGCCGTCGAGTCGTAGCCGCCCCGGACGGTGAAGCGGTTGACGAGCGACGCTTTGTCGCTCTCCTGCACGGCGGAAACGCGGCGAAGCAGGGTCGCGCCCTCGACGAGAGCGGCCTGCGCCGGAGCCCGGCCGTCCGTGACGACCGGACCGTAGCGGCCATCGATCCACGCGAACGTGAGCATCGGGAACGACTTGGCGATCCGATCTTCGCAGAGCGAGAAGGCGTCGGCGCTCGACGCCTCGCCGCTGCCGTTGACGAGGAACGCGACCGGGAACGATCCGATCCGCGACTGGATGCCGCCGATCAGGTCGTAGTTGATCCGACGACGACCGAGCGTCGTGTACGCTTCGAGCAGGTAGGTCACGAGTTCGTGGAGGTAGCGCCCGCCGGTGCCGACGTTGGCGACGCTCGCCTGTACCGACTCGTCGGCGATCGTGGCCGAGCCCGTGAACGTGACGGCCCAATACGACTGCCCGCGCGTGTCGGACCGCTGCTCGATCGTGTGCCCATAGGTCGCGTCGGCGGCCGACTTCAGTTGCCCGTCGACGTAGATCGCGAACGATGCGGACGCGAGGCCGAGCGACGAGACGCAGATCAAGTGCTCCTGCCCGTTGACCTGCAGGCAATCGACCCGGTCCCACTGGTTGAACACGAGCGGGTATCGCTGGCCAACCGCCGTGTCGGACGCGGACGGGAAGCGGTCGAGGTCGACGACCGACCCAGTGACGAGGACGGCGGCGGTGCTCGACGGGTCGGAGACGCCGAACTCGACGGCCTCCTCCAGCGCGCCGAAGGTCACGCCGCCCGTGATGTCGCCGTCGAGGATCACGCGCCGCTCGATGTAGGGGCAGCCGTCGAACGCCATCGACACCTCGGCCTCGCCGGCAAGCATGAGGCCGGAGGCGAGCAGCGAGGCACACGAGACGACCTTGCCGGGAATCTTGATCGTCGCCGAACGCGCACCGGAGCCGCCTTGGCCCGGCTCGTAGCTGTCGGTCAACTCGAAGTCGGTCAGAAGGTAGGGCTGGTGCGCGACCCGAGCCCCGTCCGGCTCGACGAGGTCGATGCTCGACGTCGACGTCCGAAGCTCGAACGAGGCGAGTCGAGCGTGCAGCACGAACTCGACGCCGGCCCCGGTCATGTCCTCAGCCTCCAACGTCGCCCACGCGCCGGACACGCCGCCGACGCGCTGCGCCGACCGCCACTCCCGGATGTCGAGTTCGCGCGGGACGCCCACGGCTACAACTCCTCGGAGAACGACACGTCAGCGTCGCCGACCGAGTACCACGAGCCGTCGGCCGCCTGCCGGAACCCTGCGTTCTGGAACTCGAAGTCGCCGACGTAGCGGACGAGCGCGAGGTCGATCGGCGACACGCTCCGGTCCCACGTCATCGCGAACGGGCGAACCGACATCGAGGCGAACGCCCGGAGCACCTGCGAGAACGAGCGCCGGACCTTGATCGCGTCTCCGGCGACGCGCCCGCGCCACTCGCGGCGAGGAGGCGTCGCCTCGAATCCCCACCGAACGCCACCGATGCCGTCCGAGAGGTCGGTCCCGTTGACGACGGTTTCGGCGTGCTCCCAATCGACGGCGGCGCCGTCGAACCCGACGGTGATCCCCGCGACGATCGTTCCGATTTGGTAGTACCCCGACGCCGTCGTCTGCCCGCTCGTCTCGACGAGCATGTAGCGGTAGCGTTGCTGGACGTCGTGAAAGAGTCCGAAGCGGTCGCCGTGGATCACGACCGAGTTGCCGGTCTGCATGGCGACCGCTGTCCATCCCGCGTCACCGAAGAACAGCCGGTTGCCGACCTGATTCGCAATCGTGATCGAAGCCGAGGCCCACGGGCCGTTCGTCGCGTGCAGCCACTTCCCGACGTACTCGCCCTCGGCGAGCGTCGCCCCGGCCACGTCGACGTGCCGCATCGCGACGTCGACGGCGGAAACGGTCAGGCCGGAAACGAGGTCGGAATATGCCGTGTAGTTCGCCGACGGGGCAGACCACGAGTTGCCTGCGTTGTAGGCGATTCGGATCGAGCGCGTGTTCGTCCCGAACAACGCGACGGCGCCGTGATCGAACACGGAGCGGCCGACGTTCCGCGAGTCGAACACGATCTGGTTGCTCGCGAGCGACGTCGAACGCCACGTCGCCTGCGGCGATGGAAGGAACAGGTTGTCGACCTCGTTCCGGTGCCGGCTCTCGTTCTGCCATGTGTCGAACTCGAACCCGGCGCCGCCGGAGAACTGCGCCCATGTCCCCGCCGTCGTGTACCACGGGCGCGCGCTGACCGGCGCGCCGCGAAGGCTGTCCGGGTTCGCGAAGCCGGCTTGGTGCCAGTCGTGAAGGTGGTCGAACCCGAAGCGGCGCCATCGGGACGTCACGCCTGCGACGCCGACCGCCGCGGCGAGGTGCCCCCACTTCACGAGTTGCGCCGTTACGCCGGCGGCGGCGAGGTTCAGCGTTCCCGTTGCGGTCGACCATGCTGACCCCATCTGGTCGACGCGAGCGTAGGCGACCTCCGCCCACGTCGCCGAGTCATGGACGGTGATCGAAGCGCGGCCGATGTAGAAGTAGCTCGACAGCGAGAGCCCGGAGAGTGTCGCGATCGGGCTCCCGGCGCCGTTGTCGTAGACCGAGATCGTGTTCCCGTCGAGGTGCCGGACCGAGAAATCGACCGACACGCCGGCAGCCGTCCCGATGCCCTTGACCCGGACCGCGATTCGGTCGTTCGGCCCGGACGAGCCTGTCGCCGGGGTGCTGAGAACCCACTCTGCGACGAGGTTCTGCCCGTCGGCCCACCGGGCGCTCGAACCGGGCGCGTAAGTCGACTCAACCGCCCCGGCGACGGCGCCGCCGTTCGAGACGAGCCGCGTGTAGTTGCTCGCCCACGTCCTCGACGCGCCCGCCCCGGTCGAGCTTCGCCAGTCGGTCGAAGCCCAATCGGTGATGTCGCCGAGCATCGTGTCCCACACGCTTTGTGGTTCCGTCGCCGACCCGGTGATGTTTTCGTCCTCCCACGCAGACCGAGCGGTCCACTGCTGGACGTAGACCGCGCCGCCGTATTCCTCCTCCGCGCCCGACGTGTCGGGGTCGCAGCGGCCGAACATGAGCATCAAGCCGCCGTCGACTTCGCAGCTTGACATCGACCGCACCATCGACTTCGCGCTGTTGTAGGACGACGCGAGTTGGAAGAACCGCCAATCCGAGTTCGTCGTGTTCGCGGCGACGTTCCGGTCGGTGAACAGGCATCCGATCGCACGCTGGCCGCCGGCCGTCCCGTCCCACTCGGCGGTGTAGACGAACACATGCGTCGCGGTCTTGGCGGCGCAGACGCGCCAGACCTTGGCGTTCGTCGAGAACGCGGACCAGTTGCTCGGAATCGAAAAGTCCTCGTCGCGGGAGGCAAGCCGGACCTGAATCTCGTCGTTGCCGCCCGTCCGATCGTTGTAGACCATCAGGAAGGTGCCGGCGTAGTCGTCGAGCCCGACGATGTCGCAGAGCGAGTAGGCGTCCGCCGTCTGCGTGTTCGACGGGATGGCGGTGCTCAGGTTCGCGAGCATTCCGAAGCTTGCGCCCCGGTCGCTCGACACGAGGTTGTAGGTCGTGCCGGCGACGAACACGAGCAGGCGAATCCAGTCGCCGGACGCCGCCGCCTTGATATTCATGATCTGAAGGGCACCGGTGCCGGCCTGCTCGACGACGTTCCGACTCGCGAGCGACCACGCCAACCCGTCCGTCGACGAGTAGACGTCGACGTCGTTGTCCGGCGACCCGGCGTGGCCTCCGACGACGAGCATCCGGAGCGTCCCGTCGGGAAGCTCGAACACGGACATGCCACCCTGCGAGATCGAAACGACCGGCCGGTCGAACGTGAACGACGCGAGGGTCCACGTCGTCGGGTCGCCGCCCGCCGAGCGGTAGCGGACGAGGACCGTCCCCGAGCCGGTGATCCAGTAGCAGAAGATCGTCCCAAGCCGCTTCGCGAAGCAGCACGCCTGCACGTTCCGATAGCCGCTCGTTGCCTCGAACGGGTCGTGCGGGTTGCTTGACCATCCGATCTGATCAACACCACGCCACGCGTCCGCCCCCTCCGACGTCTCCTTCCAACGCCACTCGGCGGTGCGGTAGGGTCCGCCGGCGCGGACGAGTCCGTAGTCGATCGCGTAGTCCTCCGTCACCTCGTGAGCGTAGACGTTCGGCAGGAGGTCGCCGTCGTTGCCAGCCCCGATGGTGATCGGCCCGACGTAGGGGCCGGCCTCGGACGTGACCGATTCGACGATCGACCGGCCGACCAACACGTCGTCGGGGAAGATCAGAACCGGATTCGGTCGCGCCATGCGTGCCCCCTAACCTTCAAGGCCGGCGGTCACGCCGGTCATGCGTTGCAGGCGCGACCGGACCTTCGGGAGCCGTCGGCCTCCGAGCCCGTCGGCCATGATCGTATCGAACGTCCGCTCGCCGATCTTCGAGACGACGACGATCGGAGGCATCTGCACCCGCGCACCATTGACCGCCCCGCTCGCGTCGGCGGCAAGGCCGGGCGGGCGGTTCGAGGTCACGCTCCGGGCGTCGAATCGGGGCCTCTGCGGCGCGGAGACGCCGGCCGCCGGAGCGACCCGAGCCGCGATCGAGTTGATCGCGCCGACCGGGTCGACGTTGAGCCGTTCGAGCCCCCTCGTCCCACCGAGCGCCTGCACGGCGCGCGAAACGAGGACGCCTTCGCCGACCTCCAGTTCGGCGGCTACCGCTCGGCCGGTCGACCGACCGGGGGAGCGCCGCCGGTGCTCCTCCTCGACGACGCCGCCGACGTGGAACTCGGGCTCCTTCTGCCCGAGCACAAGCCCGGCCTGCACGGCTCCGATGCCGCCGATCACGACGCCGGCGATCCCGCCCGCGACCGGGCCGAGGTCGGCGAGCGCCTTCACGATCGCAGTTGCCGTGTTGATCGCGATGCTCACGACCGCGAGCCCCTGCTGCACCCGGAACGTCGCGAGCGCGGCCTCCTTCGCCGCCGCCTGCCGCTTCTCCAGTTCATCGCGCTCGGTCGCCGTCAGCATCTTTGCGCGCTCCTCCGACGACACGGCTTCGCCGTTCGCCAGCTTCTCGCGCACGGAGACGTCCGCTTCGAGCAGGTCGGTCACGTCGGCGATCTCGTCCTTCTGGAACGAGTAGATGTCGCTCACCATCTGCTTCGTGAGCGAGAACACGTCCTTCGCGACGTCGGCGTTGACCTTCGCGACGGCGCGGGCGCGCTTGATCTCGGCCTCCGCCGCCTGCTCGCGGAGTGCCTCGATCTCACCCTGAATCTTACGCTCGACCTCGACCCGCTCCTCCGCGCCGAGCCGGGCATAGTCAACGTCGATGGTCCGAAGCTCGGCGAGCCGTTCGCCGACCTCCTCCCGAATCTTCGTCATCGTGTCGGCGAACTGCTCCTCGTCGCCGACCTGCAGCGAGATCGCCGACGCGTTCGCCTCGACCCGCTTCGCGGCGGCCTCCCGCTGCGACTCCTCCGCCTTGCGTGCCGCCTCGTCCTGCGCGGCGATCAGTTCGTCGGTGATCGCCCGGCGAGCGTCGGCCAGCGCGGCGCGGGCGCCCTCCGCCATCGCCTCGCCGGCCGCGCCGCCGACCTCGGCTGCGGCCGACAGCGCATCGGCGAACGACGCCTCGACCTCGGCGACGGCCTTCTCGGCTTGCTGCCGAGACTTCTCCATCGACACGCGAAACGTCCGCTCGACCTCGCCGCCGTCGCCGAGGTTGCCGAACGACACGAGCCGGGCCTTGTCGGCTGCGTCCTCCGACGACTTCGAGAGTTCGGCCATCGCCTGCGCGTAGTCGCGCGTTGCGTCGGCCTGAGTGCGCGTCGCCTTCGCCTTTCCCTTCTTGCCGTCCTCGTCCTCCTCGGCGTCGCGCTCCTTCTCGCCGAGCACCAACACGCTTCCGATCGCGTCGTCGAGCGCCTGCTTCCGCGCCTCCAACTCCTTGCGCGCTTCCTTCTCCTTCTTCGTCAGCTCGTCGACCGACAGCGCCGCCTTGATCCGCGCCTCGTGGCCGGCCTTGTCGTTGTATTGTTGCTCCTTGGCCGCATCGAGCAGCAACTTCGCGGCGGTGTGCTGCTTCGCCGCCATCAGGATGCCTTCGCGGGCCTCCTCGCGGGCTTTCTTCGTCCGCTCGATCGTGCGGAGATCGACCTCGTCGAGTTCCCCGTCGACGGCCGCCAGTTCGATCGACAAGTCCTCGACCGTGTCGCGGAACTTGCCCCACGCGGCGTTCGCCTTGCCGACGTCCGCCGCCGTACCGGCGATCTTCGCGGCCGACGCGACCGCCCGATCCGCAGCCCCGGTCGCGGCCTCGTCGGCGTCGACCGCCGCGTTCGCATATACGATGTACGCCGTCGCGAGGGCGCCGACGATTACGACCAACGGGCCGGCCGCCCCGACGGCTGCCGTGAACAGCGGGCCGAGCGGACCGAGCGCCGCCGTGAACAGGCCCATTGCCCCGCCGGCGCCCGGCTGGCCGAACGCTTGGGCGATCTGGAACCCCTGCTGGTTCGCGATCATCAACGGGTTCTGCCCGGCCGACAACTGCTGCACGACGTCGAAGATTTGGAACCGAAGGTTGCTCGCCGCCCCGGCCGCCGCCGCGGTCGTGTCCTTGACCGCGGCGACCGCCGTCGTGTGCTTCTTGACCGCCGCCGTCGCGGCCGTCGTCGACGCCGTCTCCGCCTTCAACGCGGCGTCCATCTGCCGAAGCTGGCCGACGGTCACGCCGAGGGCGGCGGCCCGATGCGTCTCAGCCGCCTGCGACGCCACGATCGCGGCGACGTGCTTCTTTTCCGCCTCGGTCACGACGTTGAACGCCGTCGCGAGCGGCTGAACGGCGCGCGCAGCCTCGTCCGACTTCTTCTTCGCCTCGGCGGCCAGCTTGTTGAGTTCCGCCGTCGCGCCCTTCAACGCCGGGCCGAACTTCTCGTCGTTGACGAGTAGCTCGACGAACAGCTTGCCGATCGAAATGTCGCCCGCCATCGTCGCCCCCGTCGCGGTTAGGGTAGCACGCCGAGCGGCGACCTACCCGCCCGAGCGGACCTTGATCCCAGCGGAGGCGAGGGAATCGAGCAGCGCCTTCTCCTTCGCGCCGGCGGCGACGTCCGGCGGCAAGGATGCGAGCCGCTCCTTCTCGCGTTGGCGGGCCTTCGCCTTCCGCCGGGCCGGCCCGTAGCCCTTGAACTTCGCCCCTTGGGCGGCGGCGAGCGGAACGGTCACGAGGTCGATGTCGTCGATGCGGCGGTCCTCGATCGCGGCGGCGAGCACCGACAACTGCTCCCACGTCCTCGTTTCGAGCATGTCGAACACGTCGAGCCCGGCCGCAGCGAGCGTGCCGACGAGCCACTCGATCGTGTCGGCCCCGGAGGCCGACCCTACGCTTCGGCCGCCGCGAACGGCTCGACCACGTCCAGCCCCCTGAGAAGGGGGCGCACCAGCAAAGGGAGGACGGCGAGAACCACCTCCTCGATCGCCATCACGTCGAGAGGGTCAACTCCCGGCGGAAGCGCGTCCGGGTAGGCGGCAAGGAAGGCGGCGCCGAGTTGGTCGAGCGCCTCGTCGTCGTTGAGTAGGGCGACGAACTGGCCGACCACGTCGCCGGACAGCTTGCCAGCAGCGACGGCGGACCCAACGACCGAGCGTCGGAGAATCTTCTCCATCGCGCGGGCGACGAGAACCTGCCGGCGAGCAGGCAGGACCGTGTTGACCCGAAGGACGGAGCCGTCGACCTTGCGGACCTCGATCCACGAGTCGTCCGGGACGAGCTTCCGCAGCAGCGACCGCAGCGCGTCGGTCGGTTCGGTCGGTTCGAGCTTGCCCATGCGATAGACCTCCGGGCTCGTTGGCCCGGTTCAGTCTACCCGATCATGACACCTGACGCACCATCTGGAACAACTGCTCGTCGACGGCGAGGGTCGCGCCGCCCCAGTTCGTCGGGGAGCGCATCGCCTCGTAGGCGTTGGCGAACTTGTGCTCCTCGGCGGAGAATCCGATCGACACGGTGCCGTCGGCGCGCGCCTTCCACACGTTGCAGGTCAGCGTGTCGCCGGCCTTCGCCATGTAGTGCTGCACCTTGATCGCGACCGTCTCGACGATCGGATCGCCGCCGAACGACCACGTCTGCACGGATGGCGAGACGTAGGTGTTGCCAGCGCCGACCGCGTACTGGATCAGGTCTTGGTCCCACTCAATCCCCTGCCACGACACCTTGACCTTCTGCTGCGTCGCGAAGGAGAACTCGATGGTCTTCGGGTTGCCTTGCTCGATGTCGCGCTTCGTCGACATGACTTCGAGCGTGACCGCATCCTCGCCGACGTAGCCAACCGAGGCGGTCGGCGTCGCGCCGGACGGGCCGAGGTAGACGACCGCGGGGCCGAACGAGATGTTGTCGGTGTTGCCGTTGCTGTCGATGTTGTAGGGCATGGCGCATCCTCGTTCGGGCGGTTCGAGATCGAGAGCGCGCCTCGTTGGGCGTCGTGCGGTTCACGGTAGCACGCTCGGCGCGCGAGGTCTACCCCGCGTCTCTCAACACGTTCTCGATCCCGCACGAGTTGCAAGCGGTCGAGGTTCGACCGCCTGCGCCGGAGACGATCCGATACAGGAACCGGCCGCCGTCGTGACGGATGCGAAGCTCGCCGGCGGCGTTGTCGACGATCCCGAGCCGCTTCTTGCAGCCCGAGCAACACCACCACGCCTCGGACGGCCCAAGCGTCGGCCGCTCGTCCCCGCCGACGGCCGCCGCCTTGCTGGCCGCGTCGAGGACGGGGATCATGCCGGCAAGCACACGTTCGATCGCTGTCAGTCGTTCGCTCGCCGAGCCCTCGCCGATCACGATCCGCTCCCGAGCCGCCGGCGGCGCCGACGCCGACCCTCTGCGGATCACGTCGGGGCCGCTCACGCCGGCACCGCGCACGCAACCCGAACCGGCGCCGAGCAGACACCGCACGTCACGGTCGAGAACTGCGGCTTCTCACCAGCGCGGAGCGGAGACGCGCTCGTGATTGCCCGCGAGCCGGACGGGAGTGCCGTCACCCGGTGACCGCACCGGCAGAGTACGCCGGTCTGGTCCTTCGAGCGCAGGGACGGCGACGGGTTGAAGTCGGGCGTGTGCATCGCCGTAGCGTAGCACGGCCACCGGGTTTCCGTCGTCTACCCGATCACCTGACCCGACCACCGCCCGGCCTGAAACCACGCCCGAAGGCTTCCGTCCCAGCCCGAACCGGGGCGCGCGGCCTCCTCGCAGACGGCGGCGCGCTCGCCGCCGTTCGCGCTCGTGTCGGCGAACGTGATCCGCTCTGCCTGCAGCGCGGCCGAGCAGGCGTCGTAGAGTTCGGCCGCCGCGGACTCGCTCACGCGCGAGTAGGCGACGAGGTCGAACGACACCGACTCCATCCGGCCGAACCGAAGGAGCCGGCCGCCCTTCCCGACGAGGGCGACAGTCGGGAACGCCGCCTCGCCGAGATCGACCTGCTCCGGGTAGGCGCCGAGGACGCGGTCGGCGACGAGGGCGGAGACGGCGGAGGCGTCGATCAGGGCGCGGCGGATCATCTCGATCGCGGCGATGGAGGAAAGCGAGGTTGCCATCCGTGCAGTCTACCTCGCCGTGTCAGGAATTCCCGAACCGGATGTTCGCCTTCGTCCGCAGCGCCTTGCCGAGCACCTTCGTCGTCGCCCGCATCATGCTCTTGCGGACGGCCGGGTCTTGTGTCGTTGCCCACAGGACATCGCGCGGGAGCATGTATCGCGTGCCCTGCACGACGAACGCGGCGTGCGGCGCGGCGGCGACGTCGAACCAGACCGCGTAGGCTTCCCCGGTCGGCGAGTTCGCCGACGGCAGCTTCTCGACCCTGAGCGACGAGAGAAGTTGCACGGTGTGCTTGTGGACGGTCGTTTGACTGCCGCCGTGGATTTGGATCGAACCGTGCCGCCTCGCATACGGGTGGTCGAGCCGGCGCAGGTCGGCGAGGGTGTGGTCGGTCGCCGACACGTTCGCGCGGACGGCGTCGAACAGGACGCGCGAGATGGCGTCGCCGACGGAGTCGAGGACGACGTCGGCGGACGCGACGGCGGACAGGTTGCCGACGACGACCTGAAACGACCCGACGTCCATCGAGAAGCCGACCATGCCGGCAGTCTACCCCGGATCGACCTCCGCCGGCTTCGCCGGCACAAGGTCGTCGAACACGCCGGCGAACGGATTGCTCTCATCGTCGATCGGCGGGAACGCCGGAAGCTCGACGTCGGCCTCCACCGGGACGTGATCCGGGCCGCGGGCGGCGAGGCCGACGAGCGGTTGATCCGGGGCGAACCGGCTCAACCAGTCGACGCCGGCGGTCGCTACTCGGTGGTAGTCGTGCCCCTGCGGCAAGCAGCGGGTGACCATCTCGAACAGTGTTCGCCCCTCACGGAGCTTCGCGAGCCCGAGTTCGCGGTAGGCGAGGAACCCGGTCGGGTCGGAGGCGATCGCGCGCTTGAAGCACTCGGCCGCCTTCTCCTCGTGGCCGTCGTTGGTGAACTGCATCCCGAGCGACGTCCACGCCGAGGCGTTCCGCGGGTTGTCGGTCAACTCGGCGACGAGCAGCCGCTGGTAGAACCGCACCTTCCGTTCGAGTTCGGCGGGGTCCGTGCCGAGGCCGGGGTTGTGCGCCGTGAACGGCGCGTACCGAACCCGAGGGCGGTCCCCGCTCGCTTCGATCGCCCGGAATGCCTCGTCGAATCCCTCGTGGACCCGGCCCGAGTAGCGAACGAGCCTGCCCGGATCGAGCCGGACGAACCGGATCGCCTCTGAGAGCGTCGGCGGCTCGCCGCTGGCCGCCGGGCGGTGGTTCGCGAACCGGACGAGGAACCCGTAGGCGTCCGAGCACTCGGCCATCCGGCGGAGCGCGACGACGTCGCCGAACGTGTCGGCGAGCAGTTCGTCGGGGTCGACCACGAGCGCCCATGCGATCGGAGAGCCGGTCACGGGCGACTTGATCGCGCGCAGGGCGTCGAGCCCCGCGTTGCGAGCCGAGGCGAAGTCGTCGTCGAGCGGCTGGTGCTCCCACGTCGCGCCGTAGACGCTTGCGATCCGCTGCATGTCGTCGGACGGCCCGGTCGACGGATCGTCGGCGTTCCACTCGCCCGTCCAGACGAGCACCGCCGCGTCGACGAGCCCGTGGTACTGGTCAAGCTGGCGCGCAAGGTCGTGCGCCGTCTCGCCGGCGTGCAGCATCATCGTGAGGCCGATCGCGTTCACCGACACGACCGGCGAGAGCGTCATGTTCTCCTCCGCGACGAGGTGCGCGTAGCCGCCCCCGGTCGCGATCCGATTCGGGCTCGGGTCGAGCCGCTGGTAGCGCGCGTGCTTCCGGACCCGGTCGAACCGGCGGACGTACCCGAAGTGGAGCATCCGGATCGAGGACACCCGCTTGGCGAGTGGGTCGGCGTCCGGCACGTTGCCGCAGTGGAGGCCGATCTCGTTCCCGGCCGCGATTCGCCGCGGGCGGCGAGGCGAGGCCGAGGCGCGGAACAACCGGAAGCCGCGCATGCCGCCCTGATAGCTGCCGCCGTCGCCCCACGGCCGGTCGATCCGCTGCGTGCGCGGCGAGTCCCACAGCGTCGTGAAAGCGACGTCCCACGAGCAGACGAGCGGGTCGGGAGCCCGCATCAGCCGTTCGACGGTCGCGCGCTCGACCCGGCCCTCCGGCACCTCGTCGTGGTCGACCGAGAACAGCCAGTCGGCGCCGAGCGCCTCGCCCATTCCGATCAGGTGGTTCCGCTCGTCGCGCTCGTTGAACTCGCCGGCCCACACCTCGCAGACGACGCCGAGCGGAGTCCCGCGCGCGTGGTCGCCGCCCCTTGCCGCCGCCGTCGCCCACGCGGCCAACTCGGCCGCGACGCCGGCCCGGTCCTTCCCCGAACACCCGCGGAGCAGCGCGTGGTCGTCGGGAGGCAGCGAGGGCGCGATCTGCGCGAAGTCGGGCGAGCCCGTCATTTCGAGCGGGTTGCCGTTCAGCAGGATCGCGATCCCGTCGCCGAGTTCGCCCATGCGTGAGATCGAAGCGCGCAGATAGGCGAGGTCCTGCGCCGTTTCGAGCTTCACCCGGTAGAGCGCGACGAGCTTCGTCCCGGTCGTCCGGAACGTGCCAGCCCACTTGTCGAGGTAGGTGCGCCGGTTCGCCATGCCCCGCTTCGCGCCGGGTGCGATCCGATCGAGGGTCTGGTGGCCGTCGTGGTGGACGTAGACCGAGCGGGCGACCACCCGGCCCCAGCCGGCGAGTTCCGCGCGGACGCAGACGTCGTTGTCCTCGTAGCCGCCAATCTTGAACACGGGGTCGAACAGGTTGCCGTCGTCGGCGAGCAGGTCGAGCAGACACTCGCGCCGGTACAACACGCAGAACCCCGACAGGAAGTCGACCACCTCGACGTCCCCGCCCGACTGCTGGCGCACGTTCGCCCCGATCACGTCGTAGGGCGCCCGCCGGAGGTCGTCGGGGAGCCGTAGCTGCGCCACGCCGGCGACGAGGTTCGACACCGGGCCGACCATGCCGATCCGACCGACGGCGAGCGTCGGGTCGCGTCGCGCCCGCACGCCGCGCTCGTCAGGCGGCTCGCCGGTCAGGACCACGCCGTCGACCGGGTCGAGCGCCTCGATCATGCCCGACAGCCAGCCGGCGCAGACGTGGGCGTCGTCGTTGATCACGACGGTATGCGCGGGGAGCGCGCCGAACCCGGAGCGGTAGCGCGCGATCCCCGCGTTGACCGCGGCGCCGAAGCCGACGGGCGCGCCGAGGTCGAGCAGGTCGAGTTCGGCGTCGGAGCCGGCCGCCGCCGCGAGCATCATCCCGCGCGCCTCGGACCACTTCGCCGCGTCGTCCGGGTTGCCCACGACGACCAGCCGAACGCGGAGCCCGTCGGTATGCTTCAGGAGCCGGCGAACGCCGGGAACGACCGTCGCCGGGCTCCCGCAGGTAGGGACGACGATCAGGACGTCGTGCAGCGAACGAAGGGTCGGCAAGGGCGGAAGAACGGCGGGATCGTCGACGGGCATCGGAGTGCCTCCTGACGTCGAGGCTAACACGCGCGAACTATTTTCGGGAATCTTCGCTCCGCGCCCTACCGTCTATCCGTTAGTCGGATATGCTTGTGGGGCGGGAACGAACCCGCAGCGAACCCCACGGAGAACAAGATGACCACGAACCCGACCATCAGCGCCCCGAACACCGACATCGTCGACGACTCGCTCAGCCAGATCGCCTCCCGCGTCGTGGCGCGGATCAAGGCGAAGGGCCTCGGCGTGCAGGGCGTCTACGTCGACGACTGGAGCGGCTCGCACCGGTCGGACATCGTCCGCCTCCGCGGCTGGTCGATCGACGTCGTCCCGTCGAACGAGGGCGACCCGCTCGATCAGCCGCTGGTCGGCGCGGTCGAGATCATGGAGACGGAGAACGTGCACATGACGAAGTACCGTGGCGTCGGCGTCCCGGTCCGCACGACGGCGCGCCACTTCTCGATCGGCTACGCCGGCGACGTCGTCGCGCTGAAGGCCCTGCTCGGGGTTCGCGACGAGTAGGCGCGGGCCGCGCGGCCGGTCACACCAGAGCCGCGCGAAGCTCCCAGTGCGAGCCGTACCAGTTGCCGCCGGCCTCGCGCGCCTCCTCGACGATCGACACCTCGGCGGTGAAGTCGTCGGTGATGCGGTCGCCCTTGCGCGGCGTCCAGACGTCCGATCGGTCGACGACGTAGACGATCGACTGCGAGGCCTCGGAGCCGGGCGCCGGGACCGGCCAGCGGCCGGCGGTGCGCCGCAGTTGAGCCGGCACGCTCGCGGCCCGCGTCACGTCCTGCGCTTGCGGCGCGCCCTGCCGGTCTACCGCCTCGATCGCCACGGTCGGGATCGCCGCCTCGTTCGCGAGCCCGGAGGTCGCCACCGCCGAGATCGCCGTGAACAGCTTGCTCCCGACCTTCACGCCGTTCGCCGTGAACGTGAGCACCTCGGCCGTCGCCGGCACGCCCTCGACGGTGCCCGTGATCGTGACCGTGCCCGAGCCGGTCGTCCCGGCGGCGACGGTCACGCGCATCGCCGAGGCTCGCGGCGGCTGGCGGTCGACGGTCAGGCTCGCAGCGGCGGCGACCGCTTCGAGCAGGTAGGCGGTTCGGCGCGCGATCGTGATCGTGCGGTCGGCGAGGGCGGCGATGTGCATGGGGCGGCTCCGTCGCCGCCATCCTACCCCGCCGCCGCGCAGCCGGGCCGACGAACTATTTTCGGGAATCTTCACCCGTAGCCCTACCGTCTAACCGTTAGCCGGCTATACTGATTGGGCGGGGAGGAACCCGCACCGAACCACCGAGAACAAGATGAACCCGATCAAGCTCGCCTACCTCGTCGCCGTCGCTCAGCTCGAAGCCGTCACGGCCGAATACAACAAGTCGGACGCGGCGTTCGACGTCGACTTCGAAGCCGCTGGCGAGCCAGAGGACTTCAAGGCGTTCTACGCGGCGTGGTCGGCCGAGAACCCCGCGCGCGCCGCGAACGCGCAGCGCCTCTGCACCCTGCAGAACGAAGCGCGCGCCGTCCTCGCCGCCGCCGAGAACGCGCTGCTCGACTGGTGCTTCGCCGCGATCGCCCCGGCAGTCGTGACCGACGAACACCGCGAAACGCTCGCGGTGCTCCGCGGCACGAAGTCGATCTCGGCCCGCCGCAAAGTGGTCGATCTCGCGATGCGACTCGACGGTTAGCCGGTCAGCGGGCGAGGCACTCGGCGGCGAGGATCGCCTCGACCCGCCGCGCGTCCATCTTCGTGACCGAGCCGAAGCCTGAGTCGAAGATCGGACCCGGCAGCGACCAGCCGCCGGGGTTCCGCGCGAGCGTGACGTCGGCGAGCAAGCTCGTGTCCTTCCCCTCTCGCCGCCCGGCTGGGTGGCTCAGGTGGTAGTTGTTCCCGGTCGGCGCGTCGGGGAACACGGCGACGAGGCCGGAGCCGAGGACGCGCCGCCAGAGGTCGACGTTCGGGTAGCCGTGCCGGAGCGCCCCATACCGCTCGTCCCAGCCGCCGAGGGCGACGAGTTCCGACCGGGCGATGCAGAGCCCCGACGACTCGGTCGCCTGTCCCGGAACGCAGTGGGCTCCGATCTGACCGGCCACGAGATCGAGTTGCTCCGGCCGCTCGCGCCACGAGACGAGGCCGAGCAGCGCGTCGAGTTGCTCCGGCGGCATGTTCGTCACGCTCGACGACGAGCCGATGTGCCGCGAGGTGGCCGACGTCACGATCCCGGCCCGCTTGCGGTGCGGCGCGACGAGGGCGGCGAGGTGGCCGAAGGAGCCGGGCACCCGGTCGAACCACTGCGCGAGCACGAGCGGCGAGTCGACAAGTCGAAGCGCAGCGTTGAAGATCACGGTGCAGGACCGGTCGGTCGGGTCGCCGCCGTCGCGCCAGCGGGTGTAGCGAATCGGAGCCCCGGCGTCGATCAGCGGCTCGATCATGTCCTCGACGCCGTCGTCGGAGCCGTCGTCGCAGATCAAGTATTCGACCGTGAGCCACGTCGGCCGCGCCTGTTGGAGCCAGATCGACAGGGAGCGAGCGAGCGCCTTCCGCTCGTTGCGGATCGTACCGAGCACGGTCACGGCCGGACGGCCGTCCGACGGAAGGTCGGCGAGCGCAGGGCGGGAGCGGTCCGGCGGCGTGTACCCGGTCGGGTCGGCCTTGGCGGGGTTCCAGATCGAACCGAACGGCGCGCCGAACTCGCGCTGCTCCGTCACCGGCCGGCCCTCGCAGCCATGCGCGCGCGGCGCCGAAGCGTCTTTGCGGGCACGACCGACGGGTCGTCGGTGCGGCCGAAGCGGTGCGGCCCGTTCAGCCCTTCGCCGGCGGCCCGGATGCTGTCGCGCCGGATGTCAGCGACGAGCAGGCCGTCGCGTTCGAGGCGCAGGTACTCGTCGCGCCCGGCGGGCACGAACCCAACGCGGCGCGCCTCGACGTCGGTCAGCGCCACGATCCCGGCCTCGGCGAGCGCGGTGGCCGCGAGTTGCCAGTTCTCGCCGGCGAGGACCGCGAACGCCCGGTGCTCGGTGGACACGATCACGACCCGCTGCTCGTGGTCCTTCGCCCGCGGCATCAGGGCGAGGGCGCGCAGGGCCTCGCGGAGTTCATCGGCCCGGCCCGGCTCGCCGATCTCAACGACGCGCTTCGGGTTGGCGGCCGTCGGGCCGTCGTTTGGGTAGACGCTCGGATCGGGGAAAACGGTCAGGTTCGCGTTCGGGTTCATGGTCTATCCGAGGTAACCGAGTTCACGCAGGCGGCGCCTGACGAGGTCGTCGCCGTCGCCCGACACCGGCTGCGCCCACGCCGGCCCCTTCGAGATCATGCCCACGGGCGGCGGCAAGCGGAGCAGGTCGTAGAGCCCGCCAGCGACCTCGACGAGCCGTTGCTCGGGGAGCAGGCCGCGCGCGTGGATGTCGTCCCCGGCCGCAACGAGGACGCCCTCCATCGCGTGACCGCCGACCAGCCCGGCGGCCAGCGAGGGCGGCCCGTGGTTCGTCGCGCGGTAGGTCGAGCAGCGAGGCGCGGTCAGCGCGTCGAACCCGTGGTCGGACATCACGACGAGGTTCTCGGTGCCGTCGCGGAGCCGGGGCAGCAGGGCGAGCGCGTCGCGGACCGCAAGCCGGTAGCCGTCCGACCCCCACAGGTGATGCCCGGCGCCGTCGGTCGACCGGAACCAGACGACCTCGACGTCGGCCGGCGGCGCCGAGCCGCGCAGCCATCGCTCGATCTCAACCTCGGCACGCGACAGGCCGGCGACGTCCTTCGTTCCGCCCGGCCCGTGGTCGCAGACGACCGCGTCGATCGGGTAGCCGAGCACGTCGAGCCCCCGCGGCGAGAACCACGGGCGGCGAGGGTCGACCTTGGCGATCGGGTCGACCGGGAACCCCGACACTACCCACGAGCCTCGCGGCAAGGGGAACGCGGGCCACGTCAGCGGCACGTTCACGAGCCCGACGGTCAACCCCTGCCGGGCGAGATCGTGGACCCAAGGGCGGGTGCGGATCAACTCCTGCGACGAGGTGTAGTGGTCGCCCGACCAGCCGAGGTCGACCTCCCGGCCGGCGAGCAGGGCGCCGACCGCCGTCGGCGTCACCGGCACGTCGCACGCCCGGAGGGGGGCCGAGCAGCCGTCGGCGGCGATCCTCCACAGGTCGTCGCAGTCCTCGCGGTGCGTCGAGCACCACTCCCAATCCAGCCCGTCGAACACGACGATCCGAACCCTCGACCGCGGACGGCTCACAGCCCGACGGCCTCGCCGCCCTTCGCCTTGCGGGTGCGCTTCGCCTTCGGTGCGTCGGTCGAGCAGACCTCGGCGGCGACGGTGGCGCGCGGAACCCGCGAGCCCTCGGCCGTCTCGAACCAGCCCTCGGCCTCGGCGATGATCTGCGGCCACGGGCGCGCAGGCAGGAACCGGAGCGCGTCAGCGACCCGGAGGGCGAGCGCACGGTAGCCGACCGGCGAGAGGTGGACGCCGTCGCAGAGCAGCGAGTCGGGCATGTCGGCGAGTTCGACGAGCACCACCGGCGCCGGGTTGCCGTCGAGTTCGGCGGCAAGGGCGCGGACGCGCGCGGAGGCCGCGTCGGCCCACGCCTGCGCGTTCGGGCCGAAGGCGGGCATCGCTTCGCCTCGGATCGGCGGGAAGGTACACAAGGCGAGCGGGACGGATGCCCGGCGCCCCCACGCGACGACCTGCCGCAGCAGGAGTTCCCACTCGTCGAGCGGCGCGCCCGGATGCTTCGCGTCGTTCGTGCCGGCGAGCACGACCGCCCAGCGAGGGCCGGCGTAGGCGAGAAGCTCGCGGAACGCTCCGGGCGCACGGTCGGCGATCTGGCGGATCGTCTGCCCGCTGATCCCGCGGTTCAGCGGCGACCACTCCTCGCCGGTCGAGCCGGTCAGGATCGAAGCGAGGTGCTCCGGGTAGCCGAGGCCGGCGTGGCCTCCGACGTCGGCGCGGGCGCCGAAGGTGAGCGAGTCGCCGAGAAGGAGCAGGGAGCCGAACAGCATGGGCGACCGGTAGCACGACGCGCCGAACTTTTTTCGGGAATCTTCGCTCGTGAGCCTTTACGGTAACCGATAGTCGGTTACATGATTGGGGCGGGGAGCGAACAAACAGCCCCGCACGGAGAAGAAGATGAACGCAGCCGCCCCCGCCGCCGTCCACCCGCTCGCCCTCGCCTTCCTACGCGCCGACGCGGAGGACGAGCACAAGCGCGCCGAGATCAACGCCCGCGGCGACGGCTGGGGGCATGCCGAATACGCCGAAATACGGCCGTTCGAGGCGGCCCGCATCGCCGCCCGGAAGGCGTGGGCCGCCGCGGGGTTCCCGTTCGAGGCGTAGGCTACCAGCCGGCGGCGACCATGTGCCGCCAAGACATCACGACGTCGCCGCCGACCTCCTCGATCCGACAGAGCCGGCGCGCGCCCTCCGGTGCCAGTCGGTGCAGGTCGAGAATCGCCTCGGCCTCCGGCCCCTCGATGCCAGAGCCCGAGAGCCACGCCCGGAGCGAGTTCCCGTGCGTCCACCGCTCGACGACTCGGACGTCCTCGCAGCCGGCCTCGAACAGCCAGTCGGCGACCGCAGCCGAGTGGAACGTGAACCGGCCCGGCTCCTTCGCGCGCATCGCGTCGACGTAGAGCCCCCACGCAGAGTGCCGGTGGTGCGATGACTGCGGCGGACCCTCGACGATCACGACGGCGGTCCCCGGAGCGCAGCGGGACCGCCATCGCTCAATCGTTTGCAGCGGCGAGTCCGGCGCGTGGTGCAGGACCATCCGAGACACGACGCCGGCGAACTTCCCGTCCGGTAGCGAGAACGGGTCGGCGACGGCCGAGACGGTCAACGCCGGCCGGCGCCCGAGCCGCGCCTTCGCAAGTTCGACCATCGTGGGCGAGAGGTCGACCGCGTCGACGGCGAGCCACCGCTCGGCAAGCGCCTCCGTGAACGTCCCGGTGCCGCACCCGACCTCCAGCGTCCGACCCTTCGTCGAGGCGTCGGCGAAGCCGGGCGACTCGCGGAGCAGCCGGGCCGCGTGGTCGGCGGACCACTTCAACAGGTCCGCCCTGGTCGTCCAGCCGTTCCCGTCGTAGGTCGTGGCGCGGGCGTTCCAATAGTCGAGTTCGGTGGTCATGCCGAGAGCCTATCGCGTCAACGCCTCGATCAACCGCTCGGGACTGTCCGGCGTCGTGTAGGGCGCCGACATCGCCTCGCCGACCCCTGCGCGCGATCCTCGCCACTCGTCGTCGTTCGCGAGCAGGCGGGAGACGGCTTCGACGACCTCGCCGGGCGCCCGCCTCGGCGGCAACCGCGGACCGATTCGATCTCTGAACTCCCACTCCGGCCCGGTTGGGTCGAGTTGCCCGGAGTCGAGCAACGCCGACGGGTCCGGGTCGATCATCACGACCGGCAGACCGCCGAGCGGACCGATCACGGTCGGGTCGTTCGGGCCGCGTACCAGCGTCGCGAGCAGGACGATCCCGGAAACGTCGCCGACGAGGACGTCCGACCCGAGCAGCAGGGCCGACGGGTGTTCGAGCGGATCGTCGACGAACGCGCCGAACGACCGAACCTCGTCGAGTTCCCCTGGTCGGCGCCACGCCGCCGCCCAATGCGGACGCCAGATCACGATCCGCTCACGGTCGGCCGCCAACTCGCGCACAGCATCGAGCGACGTCCACGGGTTCCACGTCGTCGCGACGGCGACCACCGGGCGCGAGTCGTCGTGCCGGAGGCCGACCCGGTCGAGCAGGGCGGCGCGCGCCCCGGCACGGTCGGGCGAGAGGACGGGCGCAGCCCACGGGCACCCCGCCGTCGCAAACTGGATCGGCCTGCGCTTCGGAAGCCGCCCCCACGCGGACGCGAGCCGGCCGACATCGAACTCGGAGAACGCCGCGATGTGGTCGGCGTCGAACTGCTCCGGCTCGTAGGTGTTCCCCCTCGACGCGAGCGAGTGCCTCAACGACACGATCTCAGTCGACGACGGGAGCAGGACGCGAAGCGGAGCGAACGGGTAGTCGGCGGCGAGGAGGTAGTCGGCGCCGACCGAGGCCGCGCGGATCGCCTCCTTCGCGTTGAACGAGCCCGTCCACCAATCGTGATGGTTGCGCGGCTCGTGGCCGACCTCGACGACCTCGTGACCCGCCCGCCTCGCCGCCGCGATCGCGTCGGCGAGGCACCACCGGTGGAACGGCAGGCCAGAGAACGCGACGAACTTCACCGCCGGCCCACGGTCAGGGCCATGCCCGGTGCGACGGGAACGACGCTTCGCCGTCCGAGCGAATCGAGGACGAGGACGGTCGTCGTCGAGTGATCGACCGACACGAGCCCCGCCCGGCGGAACAGCAGCGCGATCTCGTCCGGGTCGCGCCAGTAGACGACCTCGCTCAACTGCATCGTCCACTTCTCAGGGTCCGGCCCGTAGAGGCGCGCGATCCGAGTCGTCCTCGACGCCGTGTCGACCTCGTAGGTCGTGCGCCGGACCCATCGGTGGTCGGTCGGATCATTCGGGTTCGCGACGGTCTGGTCGACGACACGGTCGCTCGTCAGCTTCGGCACGAACGCCTCGACGGCAACGAGCGCGCCCGGAAGCGCGACCTCGGCCATCGCCTCGATCGCTTCGGCCTGCCGAGCGTGCGGAAGGAGGAGCAGGGACGAGTAAGCGCAGACGACGAGGGCCGGCCGAGGCCCGGCCGCCCGAAGGCTCGCGACACGCTCGGCGCCGCCGACGCTCGCCTTGATCCCGGCGTCGCGAGCGACCGATACGAACGCCGCGCTCTGGTCGACGCCGTAGACCGTGCGCTCGCCGAGCAGCCCGCGCGTGGCCCGGCCGTCGCCGCAGCAGACGTCGAGGACGGGACCGCCGAGGGCCGCGCCGGAAAGGGCGGCCCACGTCGCGGCGTCGTCGGTTCGCCTCCCGAAGTCGAGGCGGTAGACGTCGGCGAGGGTGACTTCGTGGATCGGCATCGGCGTTGCTCCGCTGGTCGGGTAACGGGAAAGCCGACGCGCGCCGGTCGGTGCCAACCCCCCTATTCGGGGAATAACGGCCGGCGCACGTCGAGAGGCCGGCGGGATTGCCGGCCACGGGTCAGCGCGACGGGGTTGCCCCGCAGATCGCACGTTTCGATTCGGCGGCGGCGTCGGCGTCGACCGTCCGGTTCTTTGTCTCGCCATAGCCGAGGTCCTCGGCCGGCTTCAACCGCGGCTCAACGGCGACCACGACCTCCGGCGGCAGGACGAGGACGATCGCGCCGCTCGGGAGCTTCGGCCAGAGGCCGGCGCCGCGGAGTTCGTCGCGGACGGTCTTCACGCGGCCCTCGCCGCCGGGCACCCGGAGGACGAGGACGTCGAGCGGGCCGGGCGTGAGCTTGCCGATGAAACGGGCGAGGAGGGAGCGGATCATGCGACGATTCCTTGGCGATCACGGGGGCAGAGGCGCAGGAGCGCCTCTTGAACGTAGGTGTGTCGGTCGTCGATCTCGGCGGCGGTCGTTCCGTCCTTGTACCGCCAAAACCCGCCGCCCGACTGCTCGTTGCCGCCGACGATGAACACGCCCTCGTAGGCGCTCGCGGCCAGCGTGTCCCGGTCGATCTCGATCCCGGAGTCGTTCCACGACGGCGTGCCGGGCAGCGGAACGAGCGTCGACAGAATCCAGTCGTCCGGTTGCTCGGCCGCGACGAAGTCAACGAGCGCCTGCACGTCGTCCCACGTCTCGCCGGGGAGGCCGACCATGATCGAGCACCGGGCCTTGATCCCCGCCGCCTTCAGGTTGCGGATCGCCGCACGGTTCTGCTCGACCGTCGTTTGCTTGGCGATCGCCTTCAGGAGCCGGTCGGAGCCGGACTCGACCCCGACGCAGCACGACACGAACCCGGCGTCGTGCATTTCGCGGAGCATCGGGAGCCGGTCGGGGCGGGCGATCAGGTTCGCCCTCGTCCACCCTCGCCACTGGACGCCCCGTGCCTTCAGGCCGGCGCACAGTTCGGACATCCGGGCGGTCGAACACGCGGTCAGCGAGTCGTCGAGGAACAGGATGTTCTCGATCCCGGTCGTCTCGCGGATCGCATCGACCTCGGCGAGCACGCGAGCGGGCGACATCAGCCGGAGGCCCTCGCCCCACAGGTCGACCTGCTGGCAGTAGGTGCAGCGAGCCGGGCACCCGCGGCTCGTGATCAGGTTCGTGGCGGCCTTGCCCGCGATCCGTCGCGTGTACCGCGAGAAGTCGAGTAGGTCGCGGGCCGGGATCGGCGCGTCGTCGAGCGGGTCGATCTGCGTCCCGTCGATCACGACGGCGCGCGTCACGGCGAACCCGCGCTCGATCGTTGCTCCTCCGTGGTGGACGCGCTCGGCCGGGAACGCGAGCCCGTCGCGGAACAAGCCGGCCCGGCCGCCGTTCGCGACGAGTTGCCAGATCAAGGCAACCCACGCGGCCTCGCCCTCGTATCGAACCACCACGTCGAAGTCGGCGGCAAGGTCGGCGGGCATCGCCGAGGCGTGCGCGCCACCGGCGACGAACACCGCGCCGGGCTCGCGAAGCCGGAGCGCGCGAACCAGCGGCAAGCCGGAGGCGAGTTGCATGGAGGCAAGCGACAGCCCGTAGACGTCGCAGCCGGTCGGAACCTCGGCGAGCATCCGGTCGAGCGAGAAGTCGTGCGTGTTGCCGCCCGGATGGTCCTTCGAGCCCTCCGGGCCGGCCGGGTAGCAGGACACGTTCAGGTCGACGACGGCCGGCGTCCCGAGCCCCGCGTTCCGCTGCGCGGCGGCGAGGTAGAGCAGGCCCAGCGGCGGCGCGATCCTCGGGTCCGCCATCGACTTGTTCGGCGGTGCGATCAGGCAGACGTTCATCCGGTCCCCCCGTAGGCGTCGATCAGTTCGTCGAGGTCGCGCTCGGACAGGAACGCCCGAGCCGCCTTCCACCCGCACTCGGCCAGCGTCAACGACGAGTCGAGCCCGTAGGCGAAGTCATGGCCGGGCCTGTCCCGCACGAACGTCGTCCGGTCGGTTCCCGGATGGCGCAGGCCCCGCTCCTCACACCTCGTCGCCAGCGTGCCGACGACGAGCCGGTTCGAGCCCCGCTGGGCGGAGCCGGCGTGGACGATCCCGCACTTCGCCGACGTCGGCAGGAGCGACACGTCGGTCGCTTCGAGCGCGAGGTGAACGAGCAGCCGGGCGACGTCCTCGACGTGGACCCACTCCCGAATCTGCTTTCCGTCGCCGTACAGCGGGACGAGTTCGTTCGAGCAGAGCTTCCGGACGGCGACCGGGATCAGCTTGTCGGGGGCCTGCCCCGGCCCGTAGAGGTTCGTGGGGCGGACAATCACGGCGTCGAGCCCGGCGCACCGGACCTCGGCGAGCACGGCGGCCTCGGCGGCGATCTTCGACGCGGCGTAGGGCGAGCCGGGCGGGTAGGCGGGCGAGTTCACATCGGCGATGTCGATCTCGTGGGCGATCCGGCCGCCCCCGTTGATCACCGACACCCAACGGTCGCCGAGCACCTCGTCGGTCGAAACGTGGATCAGCCGGACGGCGTTCGCGGCGCACCATCGGGCGACCCGAGCGGTGCCGATCGCGTTCGTCCGCCAGAAGCGGTCGAGGGCGTCGTCGATCCCGTCGTCCCCCTCGACGGCGAGGGTGGTCGGGACGCGGCCGAGCGACCGGTCGACGTGCGTTTCGGCGGCAAGGTGGAGCACCGCGACCGGTTGCCCGAACCCGAGAAAGCTGAGCCGCCGATCGAGGTCGCGCCATGCCCTCGGACTCGCGACGTCGGCGTGGTGGAACACCACGTCCGACAGCATCCCGACGACCTCCGGCATGTTGACGGCGGCGTAGGTGTCGAGGTCGAACGCTACGATCTGGACGCCCTCGGCGGCGAGGCGGCGGCAGACGTGCAAGCCGAGGAACCCGCAGGCCCCGGTGACGACGACGATCTGTTTCGGTTCGGTGGTCATGCCCGCTCGGTAACGCCCGGCGGCCAGAAGGCGGGGTCGTTCGCCGTGCGGTAGCCGTCGGGCTCGCCGGCGTCGATCCACGAGCCGACATGCTCCTCGACGTCGAGCAGCCCGTAGTGCCAGAAGCGTTCGAGCAGGAACGTGACCTCGACCTCGCCGCGCGCCGACTTCGCCAGTGTCGCGACGACGTCCGCGAGCCGACCCTGCCCGAGTGACATCGGGAAGTCGTAGACGCCGGACAGCGCGAGCCACCGGCGGCCCGCTGGCGGGCTCGTTCCCGGCTTCTCGATCGGCATCCCGAACGCGCGGCCGACGCCATCGCGCCGGTCGGCCGACACGTCGACGCAGCCATACTTCGCCTCTGCGTCCGGCACGTCAACTCCGACGACCGACGCGAACCGGGAGTCGAAGGCCGGTTGGCCTCCTGCAGCCCCGACGGGGAACACGTTGTCGCCGAGGATCACGCGGACGCGGGTCGCGCCGAGTTCCTCGACGAGCGGCAAGGCGACGGCAAGCGCCTGCCCGATGCCGCCGGCCTCCCGCTGGTAGACGTAGGCGAGCCGGACGGTCCGCCCCTCGACGACGTACTCGGAGCCGAAGTGCTCGACGACCTCGCCCGCGCTCTTGCCGCCGAGGACGACGACGATCCGCTCGATCCCGGCGAGCGCGAGCGTTCGGATCGGCCAGTGAAGCATCGGCTGGCCGTTGACGGGCAGAAGGTGCTTGTTGATCGTCCGGGTGAGCGGGAGCAGGCGAGAGCCGGTTCCCCCGGCAAGAACGACGCCGATCGTGGTGGGCATGAACTTTTTTAGCACGGGGCGAAAGAAAGTGCTCGCCGGTAACCGTTACCCGGTTATGATGATGGGGCGGGAAGGAACCCGCGCCAACAAGGAGAACAAGATGACCCTGACCGCCGCCAACGCCCACAACCTCCTCCCCGCCCACGACCTCCTCGGCGGCCAGCGGTACGCCGACACGTTCGTCACGGCGGGCAACGCGGCGTCGGAGGTCGCGCGCCTTCTGGACGGAGCGACCACGCGCGGCGCGCTCCGGTTTCTTGCCGCCGTCATCATCGGGGCCGGCAACAACGGCCATATCGGCGAGGTCGACGCCTTCGACTGCCTCGATCACGTCTGCGGCCTCCTCGCGGTGCGCGCGTGACCGCCCGCGACGCGCTCCGCACCCTGATCTCGCTGACGCCCGGCCTCGGCCAGCGCGAGATCAACGGCGACCTCTCCCGCCTTGGCTTCGAGCCGGCGACCGTGAAAGACCTCGCCGCGATCGGCGGCTACGTCGAGCCCGTGACCGGCGTGTGGGCGCTGAACGAGGATCGCCGGTCGTGCGACCTCTCGACCCGCATCCGGCGCGGCCTGCGCCTCGAAGCCCACTCGCACGCCCTCAGCCGGCTCGGCTACGCCGCGTGGCAAGCCAAGCGGAACGCGATGGTCCTCGCGTGGATTCGAGCCGACCGGCGCGCGGCCTGCGCCCGGATGGCAGCGTGATCCGCGTCCGCTGCGCCGGCTGGGCCGCGTCGTCGTTGGAGATTCACGCCGAGGAGTCGTGGGCCGAGGACGCCCCCGAGATCGAGGCGGTCTGCGTCGCGTTCCGGCTCGGCGGCAAGAACGCGCTCGCGTTCGACCTCGCCGACGCCGACCTCGTGGTCGACGGGCTCTCGACCCTGTCGAACACGGAGGACGAGCGGGCCGAGGACCGTGACCGGAAGCGGCGCGACCCGGAGGGAACCCGGTTCGCCCGGCTCTCGTCCGACGGCCTGTCGAAGCTGTCGATCCGCGTGTGCGCCGCCGTCCGCGAGGCTACCGCTTCGGCTGGCCGAGATCGCGCCGGCCGCCCCACCGCCGGCTGAACTCGCGCCGTGCGTCGTCGTGAATCTCGCCGACCTGCGACGGGAGCATCCGGCGCTTGATCGTGCCCCCCCGTTGGTGGTTCACCGGCAGGTCGCCCCACACGAACGACCTCGCCCCCTCGGCGGCGAGCCGGAGGCACACGTCGGGCTCCTCGCAGTAGAGGAACGACCGATTCCACATCCCGCCGACCTCGCGCCACGCGGCGCGCTCGGCGAGCATCCAGTAGCCGCCGACCCACTCGACCGGGACGGGGTCGCCGAACCGCTCGACGTTCCGGCCCTCCTCGGTGAACACGGGCGCCCACGACGGGACGTAGCCGCCGGACGGGCCGACGACCGCCGGGCGCCCGCCCCCGGACGGCTCGGCGGCGAGAGCGAGCGACAGGCCGACGGCGAGCCGGATCGCGTCAGCGCCGAACCATGCGTCGGGCTGGGTGAACAGCAGGAACCGGGTGCGGGCCACCCGCGCCCCGACGTTGCACGCCGCGCCGAACCCGTCGTTCCCGACGACCTGCAACCGCAGGCGCGGGCCGGCCCGGTCGACGCCCCACGCGAGCGCGGCGGGGCCGTCCGGACTGTCCTCGCGGTTCTGGACGACCGAGAGCCGGGCCGCCGGCCCCAACGCCGCCACGACGTCGAGGGCGCGCTCCGCGGCGGCCTGCTCGGGGACGCCCCACCCGTGGCACGCGAGGACGATCGTCACGTCGTCGCACGGCTCGACCGCGGCCGTCGCCCTCGCGACCCTCGCGGCCTCGGCGCAGACCGTCACGCGGCGGCGCACGAGGTCGAGCGCGTCGATCACCGTGATCGAGTTGGCCGGCTCGGGGTCGCCCCGGAGCTTCCGCCAGCGGAGGTAGTCGTCGAACGGCGACGGACCCAAGCCGCAGGGCGCCGACTCGTCGCCGCTCGCGTCGCCCGCCGTCGGGAGTTCCCACGGCATCGGATCGCGCGGCCTCGGGTCGTCCTCCCACCGCTCGCCGACCCGCACGAACCTGAACCGGCGGGCGAGCGCGTCGACCGTGGTCTGCATCCGGGCCTCGACCTCCCAGCCGCCGTCGATCCAGCGGGCGACCGGCGCCTCCTCCGGCGCCGCGAGGTTGGACATCCGAACATCGTCGGGTGCGCCCTCGCGCCGCAGGACGTGGACGATCATTCGGGGTCCAGCGCGAGCCGCGGGTCGCAGCGGGCGAACCGGGTATCGCCCGGCCCGTTGCCGCCGCCGACAAACCGACGCTCGGCCGGCGACCTGACGACCCGGACGAGCGACGGGTGCGTGTTCCCGAACCGCTGGCGAACGAGTTGCTCCCGCGTGCGCCACGGGCCGAGCGGTCCGGCATCGAGGCCCGCAACCGGGCCGACGTGGACGATCCGCCCGGCGTTCCACCGCTCGGCGGCAAGTGCGACCGCAAGGACGAGGCGCGCGGCCGTCCGCTCGACCCACTCCCGAGACGCGAGGTTGTAGCCGTCGACCCACCCCCACTTCGCCGCGTCGTCAGGGTCGCAGAATGCGATCCGGCAGACCGTCGCGCAGTGGGCGAGCGCGACGTCCTCGCCTTCGAGCTTCGTCTCGGCGTAGCGGCCCGCGTTGTTCATCCGAAGCCGCCCGAACGCGAGCACGTCCTGCACCGGCTCGGCCGGCGTCGGGCCGCCCGCGACGACGTAGTCGGTGGACGTCCAGAGCCACGGCACCGACCTGTCGGCGCAAGCGGTCCCGACGGTCCTCACCGTGTCGATGTTGCCGGCCTTCGCCTTCGCCGGGTTCGAGTCGCAGCCAACCACGTCGGCGTAAGCGGCGAGGCACACGACGAGGTCGATCGCGGGTCCGCGCCGCCCTCGGCGAAACTGGCGGCCGACGTCGCCGGGCTCGGCTACGTCGCACTCGGTTCGGGTCGGCGCGGCGACGGTGTGCCCGGCCGCGTGCAGCGCGGGAACCAACCGACGCCCGAGCCGGCCTGAGCCACCGAGGACGAGAACGTTCATTGTCACCTCCCCCGCCGGGTAACGACTACCGCGTGCCCGTCCGGCGGTAGCCGGCGATCAGCCGACGGATCAACGGCGGCAGGTCGCCGTCGCTCGCCGACGCGGAGCCCTTCGCCGTGTAGGCGTACTCGCCGACCTTCTCCGACTCGAACCCGCCCTTCGGTAGCTGGTTGAACACCCACGCACCGATCGCGTCCCCGGCGAGGGACAGCGCCCCCGGAACGCTGGCGTACCCGGCCTGATACGTCACGACGACCTTCCGCTTCCCCTCGGCGAAGAACGCGCCGTCGCCGGTCAGCACGATCTCGCCGACCTTGTCGCGCGAGTACCACTCGGTTGCGCCGAGCAGCGTTCCGTCGTTCGTGACGCCGGCAACCGAGCCGGCTACGACCGGGTAGTGCGAGAGCGCCACCCGGTCCTCGTTGGGCTCGCCGACGTCGACATAGTCCGAATACCACTGTTGCGTGACCGACCCTGAGATCGGATCGAGCCCGAGCAGCGGCAGGAGGATCGAGTCGACCGAGTCGACCGCGTACCCGATTCGGGCGTCGTGCTGGGTGACGCCGGCAGGGATCGAAAGGTGCGCCTTGACCCGCGCGGAGGTGGTGAACTGGCTTGCCATGCCCGGAGCGTAGCACGGCGGGCCGCCGCCAGTTGCCTACCCGGTCACGCCGCGCGCTTCGGCTCGCGGAACAGGACGACCGGGCCGCCCTCGCCGACCTTCTCGATCCGACCGTCGGCGGCGAGGGCCGCGAGGCGCGCGTCGACCACGGCCGCGCCGAGCTTCGTCGCGCGGGTCAGGAACAGGGACGTGACGCCGCGCGGAGCGTCGGAGCCGCGGATCGCAAGCAGGAGCGCGTCGTCGAGCACGGCGTTGGTGCCGTCGGCCTTCGCCGCGTCCTCGACCCGTGCAGCCTCGGCGTCGAGCAGGGCCTTGAACGCCTCGGTCTGGTCGACCCACCCTCGCCGCCAGAGGAACGTGCGGGTCGTCTCCTCGCGCACGAACGCGACGTGGCGGCGCGAGCCGTCGGGGAGGATGGCGACGACGGAATCGACGCACTCGTCGTAGCAGGGCACCGCGATCGAATGGGTGTCGTCGGGCGAGACGGTCGGGTGGACGACGGCATGGTTCCACGCGGGCGCGGTGGGCCACGACTTCACGATCTCGGCTGCGGACGGCTGGGCTTCGGGCATGGGACTACCTCTCGCCCGAAGCGTAGCACGGCGGCCGGCTACCTGTTCAGGTCGTCGTGGTCGGCCGCCACCGCCTGCTCCTTCCTGAACCGCCGGTTGCTCTGGCGGATCAACCTTCGCTCACGTCGCCGCTGGTCGATCCGGGAAAGCGCCTCGACCGCGGTGACGAGGTCACGCCGGTCGTCCTCGTCGAACCCGTCGACCCACCGACACGCGATGACGCCTCGAAGGTTCGACAGCGCGCCTGCGACCATGAAGTGCCGCGCCCCGTCCTCCCGCGCGTCGACCTGCTTCCGGGTCTGCTCGGGACGCTCGACGCGCTCGCCGGCCTTGCGCCGCCGGGCGTCGTGCGGCGTCGTCCGCATCGCGCCGTCGGTCAGCGTCCAGCACGGTTCGCCCTCGCGGGCGCCACAGCGAGGGCAGGGGAACTCGATCGGGGTAGCCATGCCGACGGGGTAACGGCCGCCCCGGTCAGCAGCCGAACCCGGTGTCCTCGACCGCGGCCTCGTCGCCGAGAAGCTCCTGCGCCGCGAAACCGGACCACGCGAGCCAGAACCCGAGAGCGTAGACCGTCAGGGCGGCGACCACGAACACGACGACCGGGCCTTCGAAGCGCGGGCGGCGAGGGACGAGGTCGAGCACGGCTCAGCCCCCGCGAACGGCGCGAGCGTAGAGGTCCTGATTCTGCCGCTCGACCTGCGCTGCGATCTCCACGCAACCGAGGGCGGCGAGGTGGGCGACGAGTTCGGCCTTGCTCACGTTCGCGTAGTGCCCCGGCGTCGGCGTGTCCGCCTCCTGCCCGTGCGGCGGTCGGTCGCCGGTCGCCACCGTGATCGCGATCAGCCCGCCGGGCCGCAGGAGCGGAACGCAGGCGGTGAGGGATTCGCGCCAGAACGGATCGTGCTCGAAGCACTCGCACGACACCAGCGCGTCGAACGGCTCGCCGTCCCAGCCCTTCGCCGGGAACTCGTGGGCGAGCCCGACCCAATCGGCGCCGGGCCGGTCGAACACGTCGACCCCGATCCACTTGGCGACCGTGCCGGGCGACGCCGACCGAGGCGAGCCGTTGATGTCCTGCGACCCGATTTCGAGGACGCGGATCACGGCCTCGCCGCGGGAGTCGAACCAGCCGAAGGCGTGGCGAACGAAGTGCAGGGGCTCAGCGTGCATCGGCCGAGCGTAGCCCGCCGTCGAAACTTTTTTCGTGTTTCTTCACCCGTCACCCTACCGCGTAACCGATAGCCGGATAGGTGAATGGGGCGGGGAGGAACAACAAGCCCGCACGGAGAACAAGATGACCACCCCGACCTTCGCCGCCCGCCTCGCCGAGATCAAGATCCAAGTCGCCGCCGTCGTCGCGTTCCGCGCCGCCTTCGCGGTCGGCGACACGGTCGGGATTCGCAACCGCCCCGGCACCTACCGGGTGCTCGCGATCGGAAGCGACGTCGGTAGCTGGCGCGCCGGTCGCGGGACCAGTGCCACCGCCGCCGACCGCGTCAAGGTGATCCGCCTCCGCGCCGTCCCCGTCTCGCGCGGCGCGGGCAGCGGGTGGAAGGCCGACGAGGTCGGCAACGAACTGACCTACGCCCGCGTCAACGTCATGCCGGCGTAGCCAAAACGCCGAAGGGGCTCGACGGTCGCCCGCCGAGCCCCTTCCTTCCGACCGGCCCGAGGGCTTAGGTCGGGGTGAAGATCGGCCCGATCCCGTGTTCGGCGAGGGTCTTTCGGACCTGCGGCCACGACTTCCCGAGCGCGACCGCGATCGCGTTCGTGGACTTCCCCTCGGCGGCCATCGCGTGGGCGACGAGAAGCTCCTGATCGTTTAGAAACGGCCTCCGGGTGTAGGGCGTCCCGCGGGCCGCGAGGGCGCGCGCGAGGCGCGTGTAGTTGATCCCGGTCGCGATCGACGCCTGACGGAGCGTCGCCCCGGCCATGAGGCGGGCGTCCACGTCGGCGAGTTGCTCCGGCGTGATCGGCGGCACACGGCGGACGGCCTTCGGCGCGACGCCGGAGCGGCCGGAGTAGATCGCATGGTTGACCGCAGCGGGCTCGACGTTGGCGGCTTTGGCGATGGTTTCGACCGGCGCGCCGAGCGCGTGAAGCTCGATCATCGCCTCGGCCATCGACGAAAGGATCGGACGGTTCGGCGCCGTCCGGCGGCGATACCGGTCGTCACAGTTGTCCGCCTGCGTTCCGAGTTCGAGGTGATCGGGGTTGACGCAGAGGACGGGCGGCTTTCCACCGTCGCACTTGTGCCGGATCACCAGCCCGGTCGGGATCGGCCCGTGAATCGACTCCCATAGGTAACGCCACGCGAGTTGACGTTTCGGCTCGTCGGGGCCGCGCTTGTGCGCCATCGGCAGCGCGATCGACGAGTTCCCCGTCCCGCCATTGAACGTCCAGCACGGTCCGAGCCCGTCGTATTCGGGGTGGCCGGTCGGGATCGGCCCGTCCTTGTTGACCTTCGACCAGAACCGTTCCTCCAACGAGCGAGTGGCCGGCATACGAACCTCCGAGAGAGGTTGTATACCGGCCACTGTCGAACGTCGAGCGGTTCGGCGCGGTTTAGACCGAGATACCGCCCAAGATGGAAGCTCCCTTGGAGTTTGCCAAAACCAAGGCCAGATCGACGAACATTTCGAAGGCGTCGTTCTGGCTCGTGGTCTTGGCGAGCGGGAGCACCGACATCGGGGTGAGTTCCTCGATCCAGCAGTACCGGGTGTTCACGATCACGAGCGAGGTCGTGGTGCCGCCCGAGAACGCGGTCTGGCTGGAGCCGCTCCACGTCAGGTTGTCGGGCATCGAGGTCGTCGGCACGAGCGGGATGCCGTCGTAGGTCTTCACGCGGAAGCCGCCGGCGATCTCGGTCATGTTGACGAACTGCTGCTGCGCCTGCAGGGCCGCGTTCAGCTTCCGAAGCCCGGCCTGCGAGCCGTAGATGCGGAGGTCGGAACGGTTGCCCGCGCCGCGCACCACGTCGATCGCCTCGTCGAGCTTGCTCAGGACGAGCGCGGAGCCCGCCGAGAGCGTGCTGTTCGCGACGACCTGCCCGGCGACGGCGTTGATCAGGGTCAGCAGGCCGCTGATCTGGTTCGCGCTCGCCGCGTTGTCGCCGATCAGGAGCGCGCTTTCGAGGAGGTTCGCGAAGTCCTCGGCCTTGTTCACCATCTCGGTCGCGAGCACGTCGCCGTAGGTGCGGCCGGTGGCCTGCAGCTTGCGGGTGACGGTGCCCTTGGTGAGCAGGGTGCGGTAGGTGAAGGTCGCCTGTGCGTAGGTGCCCGTCTCCTCCGTCCCCGAGTCGGTGTCAGCGACCCAAGCGCCGCCGGTCGTGCCGGGCGTGCGACGGTTGATCAGCGCGGCCTGTCCGCTGCCCGGCTTGCGGTCGAGCGTGGACTGGACGCCGAGCATCCGAAGCGAAAGCTGCTGGACGATCTTGTTGACGTTCGGCTGGAGCAGGACGGAGCCGGCGCCGGACGAGTTGAGGGTGCGCTGAAGGGCGGCGCGACGGCGGGGGTCGAGATCGGCCCAGATTTGATCGAGGGACATGGCAGGCTCCTGAAGTGTGGAAGTTGGTTTGGATCAGGACCACGAGCCGACGTCGGAGTCGGGCTCGCGGATCACGCCCTCGTCGACGGCGCTGTTGATCAGCGCGTGCAGGTCGGATTCGAGCGCAGCGCGCATCGACACCTGCTCCTCGATGGTGGCGCCGTAGTGCGACACCGACCGACGGTCGACGAAGCCCTTGGAGCGGACCACGGCGGCGAGGGCGGGAGCCTGCTCGACCACCTGCTCGGCGACGCCCTCGATCACGGCGCGGTCGAAGGAGCCGGCGCCAGCGTGGCCCTTGCGGCCGAAGTACCGCTCGGCGGTCCGGGCCTCGGAGGCCGCGAGGCGGGCGCGGAGCGCGGCGACCTCGGTGGCGTTGGGATCGGCGACCGGGGAGGCAACCGGGTCGGCGACGCGGGCGCCCGGAGGCGTGGCGACGGCGGTCCGGGCCTCGACGGCGTCGAGACGGGCGGCGATGGGGGCGAGCGACTCGGTCAGGAGGGCGCGGAGAGCTTCGGGGGTCATGTTGAGTTCCTCGGTGTTGGTGGAAGGCACGTCGCCGTCCGTGGCACCGGGAGAGGCTCGCTGGCCTTCGCTTCCCGCGTCGTCATCCGAATCGTGACGCGGCGCGTTCTCGGTGTCAAGGGGTACGGCATTGTTTCGTTCGTCAGCGGGCTCGGCCGCGACGGGTTCAGGGGTCGGCTCGACCTCGGCGGCGACGACCTTCGGCGCGGCGGCCTTGGCGCGGGCCACCGCGGAGTCGTGCGACGCGGAGATCGCAGAGCGCATCCCGTCGATCCACGAGTCCCCGTTCGACGGGCGGCGCGTGGCGGCAAGGTGGTCGAGTTCCACGCCCTCGATGATCACGCGCTCCGGAGGGTCCCACTCGCCGGCGTCGGCGGCGTAGATGTACCGAAGCTCGGTGAACCAGCCTCCGATCGACTGGCCGACCTTCTTCTTGCGGCCGATCATCTTCGCCAGCCGCTCGGCCATCGGCGCGTCGGCGTCGAGGGCGACCGCGACGCGCAGGGCGAAGCCGGGCTCGGTGGCAGCAGCCGCGTTCTCGACCGCGGACGACACGACCTCGCCCTTCGTGACGTAGCCGATCACGGAGTCCCACTCGCCGCCGTTGCCGCTCCACGACGGGTGCGCGGGCAGGTAGCAGACCTCGCCGGACGAGAACTGCTCGGCCATGCCGTCGAGCGCGCGCTTCGACATTTCGGTGCCGTAGGTGTCGACGCCGGTCGAGGACGCGACGCCGTACAGCATCATCTCGCCGCCCTCGCCGGTCGCGGGATCGGTGTCGTCCTCCTCGGCGGCCATGCCCTCGCCGTCGGCCTTCGTCACGATCTTCTGCTCGCCGGGGTTCGTCGGGTCGGTCGGCCCCTCGCCCTCGTCGTCGATCGTCGGCAGCGGCGCGCGGACCGCGGCCTCGACCCGAGCGTCGGTCAGGAGCGCGGAGAACGCGAACGGGACACGAGCGCGCACGAGGTAGGTGCGGCGCCCGTCGACGATCTCGGCCGGCTGCGTGAGGTCGGGCGCGGCGACGGACGCGAGGGAAAGCGACATGGCGACTCCTGACCGTTGCCGGTCTGGTGGTTCGCGGGCGCCTCGATGGGCGGTCGTTCCGCTGGTTTCCCGAAGGGTAGCAGCGGAGGCGCTGCGGCGCAAGCCCGGCGGCTATTCGGCCCCTCCGTCGTCGGCCGCGCCCATTCGGTCGACGAGCTTCGAGGACCAGCCGACCGCGGGGTCGCCGCCCCACAACGCCCACGCCACACGGCCGGGCGACGGGTATCCGTCCTCGCCCGGCGAGAACCCGGTTCCGTCCTTGTCGACCTCGTGGCGAGCGAGCCACGCCCGCATCTTGCGGGCCTTCGCGGGCGTGATGTCGTCACCGTCGCGCAACTTGCGCGCCCAGCGAACCGTCTCAGGCTTCAGCCCGTCGCCGCCCTCGCCGGCCTCGTACCAGTCCACGCCCTTGCGGCACTCGGCTCGAACGCCGGCCGGCGGCGAGAAGTCGATGTCGGCGTACTTGTCCGCCCGCGTGTTCGGCGCGGCGTCGCCGGCCCTGCCGTTGGCGGCGAGCGACACGGCGGTCCCGGCCGCGACCTCGGCCGCCGTGTGCCAGACGGCCACGCAACGGCACCGGCCCTCGCAGACGCGCTCGCCCGGCCACGACGTCACCGACGCAACCGCGACGAACCCCTTGCGCGACTCGTCGAAGCACTCGTCGCACTCGTCACGGCCGCCGGCGTCCACGTTCTCGATGAACCACGACTCGGCCGGGTCCTCCGGGTTCCGGTTCGGGTCGGCGTTGCGCCGGTTGGCGTCCTCGGTTGCCTGCGCCGACGCCTGCTTCGTGGTCAGGTCGACCACCTTGCCCGACCAGTTGTCGATCCGATTGGCCTGCGCGCCGAGCACGGCGGCGAGCGCGGCCTCGGCCTCGGCCTTGGTGCTGGCCGGCCCGAGCGCCGCGAGCATGGCGGCGGCGCTGGTCGGCTTCTTCGAAGCCGTCAGGGCTGAGATCAACGACGCGAGCAGTTCGGCCCCGATGGCGGTTCCGATGGAGGCCAGCAGGTCGTCGAACAGGGACGACTCGGCCTCGTCCTCGCCCTCGGCGCGGGCGATCGCCGAGCGCGCCGGCATGGCGGCGCCGTCGAGCCGGGCGATTGCGATCTCGGCGAGCGCGCCCATCGTTTCGAGGAGCCCGCCCTGCGCGGTCAAGTAGCCGATCGCCTTCTCGTGGTACTCCCGCCCAGCCACAGCGGCGGCGGCGAGGTCGGGCGACGAGCCCTCGGTCCACGACGCGGCGGCCGTGCGCCCGGCCTTCGCCGCGTCGACGTAGATCGACTCGGTCGACGCGGACCACGTCGACCGCAGCTTGGCAAGCGCGCCGTCCACCGCCTTGCGGGAGGCCTCGGCGTCGTCGCGCGCCTCGCTGCCCGGCTCGTGGTGGCGGGCGACCGCCTCGGCGATCGCAGCGGAGGCGTCCCGGTAGCGCGGGAGCACCGCGTCCCGGTAGGCTACGATCTGGCGTGCGGCTTCGGGAAGGTCGATCGTCCGCAGCCCCTTGAACCGGCCCTCCGGTTGCCAGTCGCTCGGCAGGTCGTTCTCCGGGTTCGGCCATGTCCGGACGTCGGGCGCGTGGTCGTGTCGGCAACCGAGCCCGTGGACGTGCGCCTCGGCCCGGCTCGACCTCTTGCCGGGCGCCGCGGCCTCGCCGTCCTCGCCCGTCTCGCCGTCGGTGTCCTTGACCCCGCCCCCGTCGCCCTTCCCCTTGCCGCCCTTCGGCGGTTCGGGGTCCGGCTCGTCCTCGACGTCGCCCGGCCCACCGTTCCCGCCGCCGGCCTCGCCCGACCCTTCGGCTGGCGGCACCTCGGCCTTGACCGGCTCCACGACCGCGTCGACCAGCCGCCGGAGCGTGCCGTCGGAGCCGAAGATCATCGGGACGTCGCCCTCGGCGCCGTAGAGCGGCAGGCGCTCGGACGCGCGCCACTCGTTCAGGGTCATGGCGCCGACCTTGACCGCGCCGAGCTTGGAGTCGCGCTGCTTGGCGGCCTCGTCCGGCTTCAGCTTCTGGTCGAAGTCGAACTCGAACCGCAGGAGCTTGGCGAACCGCGGCGCGACGACCCTCGGCAGCAGGCGCGCGTTCACCTTGCCCGCGAGCAGTTCGAGGATCGGCCGCAGGAGGTGCGAGTTCGACATTTCGGCCATGACCTCGCCCACCGCGCGCGGCGTGTTGTCGGTCACGCCGGCCTCGATCGGCATGATCCCGAACGTGCGCCAGATCGCACGGCGCGCCTCGTCGACGATCGACTTCATCTCCACGCCGAGGATCGCCCGGCGCAGTTCGAGCCACTTCGCGTCGACCGCCCCGTGCTCGCCGCCGATCACGCGGAGCTTCCCCTCGCGCCCCTTCATGCGCTGCAGGTCCGACTTCGCCACCTCCAGCGCGTCCCCGGCGATGCCGCCAAGCACGAGCAGGCCGGGCGGAATCTCGTTCGCGTCGAGGAGCGACATCGCCTGCTCGGACGCAAGCAGGACCGACACGACCTCGTTCAAGCACGATTCGATCAGCGGCAGGCCGAGCGGCCCGGTCGTGTTCGGGAACAGCCGGAGGTAGAGCACTTCCTGCGGGTCGAACCGGACGACCGGCGTGCCCGCCGTGTCGCTCCCGCCGGCGTACCCGGAGCCGGCGGTCGCGTAGCCCATCGGGTCTTGGACGTACTCGATCGTGCGGTTGTATTCGTTGACGCGCGGGTAGACCTCGCGGCCGGGGAGCGGCGCGACCTCCTCCAGAACCCCGCCCTTGCCGGCGACCAGTTCGAGCGCGCCCGCGTCGTGGACGAGCAGGTCGATGCCGACCTCGGTCCAGACCTCCTGCCACGTCAGCCCGTCGAGGTTCGGCGCGGCGAGCCACGCGGTCGTGTCGGCCGCGACGCTG